AACCCACCCCTACTCCAGTCAGTTCACTTACTGAGGACGAAGTAGAGGAATACGGGGAGTCTATTGACATTATGCGTAAGGTTAGTCAGGAAATTACTGGTCAGTACCAGCAACAACTGTCTGACATGCAGGCTAAAATTGACCAGCTACAAGGCACAGTTATGCCTCGTGTTGAGCAACTTGCTAGCCAGCAAGCGCATAGTGCTGAGCAAACCTTCTGGGCTGATCTGACAAGCAGCGTACCAAATTGGCAGGCGATTAATGACTCCAAGGACTTTCAAACTTGGTTGTTAGAGACCGACCCCCTTTCTGGATTAACTCGTCAAACATATCTCGATGATGCCCAGCGCAATCTGGACATGAAACGGGTAGCTAGTTTCTTTGACTCTTGGCAATCGGCAACTGGTGCCGTAGTAGCTCAACCTAATCGGACCGCTTCTGAACTTGAGAAACAAGTTTCACCGGGTAAAGGTCGCAGTGGTACTGCTTCTACAACTAGTGAAATTAAAACCTACACGCCGCAGGACATCACGGATTTTTTCGAGAAGGTTCGGACGGGTGGGTTCGAGGGTAACGAAGAGGAGCGGGACGGAATTGAACGCGATATTTTCGCAGCGCAAAGCGATGGTCGTATAATCCACGCGTAGTTAATAAAGGAGCCAATCATGGCATACGCAACATCACCGGGTCATCCGGCTTACACCGGGAATTTCATTCCAGAAATCTGGAGCGGAAAACTCATTGAAAACTTTTACGACGCTACTGTGTTGTCGGCTATCGCCAACACTGACTACGAGGGTGATATTAAATCTCATGGTGACACGGTTAATATCCGTACGACCCCTGAGCTGACGATCCGTGACTATGTCAAGGGTCAGACTCTCGCCGTCGAAAACCCTGATAAGCCTAAGCTGCAGCTTCTTATCGACAAAGGTAAGTACTTTGCCTGTGTTGAAGATGATGTAGATCAGGTTCAGTCCGACATCGCTATGATGGACACTTGGTCTAAGGACGCTTCTGAGCGTATGAAGATCACCATTGATACTGATGTTCTTGGCAACATTGCTACTGATGTCCCTGCCGCTAACAAGGGTCTCACCGCTGGTGAGCAGTCTCTTGCTATTGACTTGGGTGTTACAGGCACTGCTAACGCTTTGACAACATCGAATGTTCTAACTGAAATCATTAACCACGGTACGGTTCTTGATGAAGCAAACGTTCCTGAGTCAGATCGTTGGATGGTTATCCCTGCTAAAATGGCTGGGTTAATTAAACAGTCTGACCTAAAAGACGCTTCTATTACTGGCGACGGTTCTACCCCGCTACGTAATGGCCGCCTTGGTATGATTGATCGCTTCATGATTTATGTGTCGCACAACCTGCCTCTATCCCAAACTGGAGCCAGTGGTGAGTTCACCATCTTCTCCGGACATAAGAAGGGACTGACCTTCGCTTCGCAGATGACCAACATGGAAACTCTGCGTTCCGAAACTACCTTCGGGGATATCATCCGTGGTCTGCAAGTGTATGGTTTTAAGGTTGTTAAGCCTGAAGCTATCACTGCTGGCATCATCACAATCGCATAAGCGGAAGGAGAATATATCATGGCTGCTTATACAGACACGCATGGCTTTAATAAAGGCTCTGCAGCACACCCTGCTAAAGGTATTAACAGGGTTGGATACATTGAAGTCGTACTAGACTTTGCTACGATTACTGCCGATAGAGTTACAGCAGGTGCCACAGCGCTTGCTGCTGGTGACTCTCTCCAAGTACTCTCGCTACCAGCTAACACGCTAATAATGGCGGTTGGTGCAACTACTATAACCGCTGAAGGTGCGGCATCAACATTTGACATCGGTCTTACCGGTGGTGACGTTGATGGGTTTATTGATGGGGGTAATGCTAACGCAGCAGGAACCACTCAATCAAACGGTGCGCTTTTAATCTCAGCTAATACTGGTCACTATCTTGCGGCTGCAGACACTATTGATATGCTTATTGGTGTATCAGGTGCTGTAACTGATCTTGCTAAGATTAAAGTATGGGCAGTTATTGCTGATTGTTCGTAATTGATTGGGGGGCTAAGTTGCCCCCCTTTCTCTCACTTTTAGGAGATACTCATGGCTATTATGGGGCACCCGGGTCGTTGGCTTCGGCACAAACTTGACGGTACGATCTATAACTACAATGATACTTTATGTAAGAATTCTGCTGTAGAAGAAGTTTCAGAAGAGATTGCGTTCCCTGAGAAATTTATCCCAGCAAAGCAAGTTGGTCGTAAGGCTACAGTTGACCTATCTACTGATGAAGTTGTTATTAGTAAGACTGAGCCTAAAAAAGGTACAGGTCTTAAGGTTAGTGCTACAGGCGGTACTATAAAATGATACTAAACGACATAGTTACAGCGGTGCGACGGATCATCCAAGATGAAACTGTTGCTTACCGGTATAGTGATGTATTTCTTCTTGATCTTTGTAACCAAGGACTAAAGCGGATACAATTACTACGCCCGGACCTCTTTTCTTATGTTGGTACTGTAGCCTGTGTTGAGAACGCAGTTATTCAATCTGCTCCTAGCGATTCACTGCGTATAATAGAGTGCTATTCCATTGTCGGTGGTACAGGGCTAGTTGAGGCGGACCGTGAGGTTCTTGACCAGACTATCCCTACATGGGTAAATACTACCGCAGGAGCTGCTATCAATTGGATGCGCCATGTGCGTAACCCAAATAAATTTTTTATATACCCAAAGGCTCCCGCAAACCAGACCCTCACTGTAGAGTACTCACAAGTTCCACCTACATACGCTGGTGGCGCTACTGTTACACTGCTGCCAGATGCCTATGTACCTGCTTTAATAGATGTTGTAGTATTCTTAGCAGAATCAATTGATAATGAACACGTTACGAATGGGCGAGCTAAGATGTATATGGATTTATTTATGTCTGAGCTTGGTGCTACTACAGCATCATTACCTGTGACAGACACAGAAAACGCAGGTCAGCCCCTTCAAATTGAGGTAGTATAATGGCGACGCGATTATTTTCTGACCTTGTAAATAGGATTGCACCCAGTGTGCCGGGTTGTCCTCAGCCTGTTATTGTAACATATGTTCGTAATGCTGCTATTGATGTGTGTGAACGGACTAATGCTTGGCGGTATCAACAAGCTGCTATCACTATGACGGCGGGCACGTATCAGTACGCATTTGTTCCTGAGTCAGGCGCTGAGGTGTATAGCGTTATTACAGCCAACATTAATGGTAATGAGCTTAGCCCAATTACACTCGAGACACTCCATAGCCTGTACCCTAAGTATCCATCTGCGGTCACCGCTGAGCGAGCAACCCCACAGTATTTTTTCCAGATTAGCCCCATCACGTTTCATGTAGCATTAGTGCCTATTAATAGCACTGATAAGATTAATATGTTTGTATCTCAACGGCCTAGTAGGGCGTCTACAGGGATGAATGAGGCGGTAATGGACGATGTAGAGGACGCCATTATGCACGGCGCTTTACAGCAGTTACTAACGCTTCCAGAGCGAACATGGAGTGATAAGGAATTAGCTGCGTACCATGCGAAACAGTTTGTATTTAAAGTGACTGAGCGCAGGGCGCGTGTAAATATAGGCGCAGGGCGGGCTGCACCTACTGTACGGCAGTCTGCATGGTGTTAAGGAGTTAAAACATGGTACAAGCGTTATTTGCAAACAACGCCTTTAGCACACTCGCTAGTGGTATTTCCGACTCAGCAACAGCTATAACATTAGCCACTGACGATGGGGCGTTGTTTCCTAACCCATCTAGTGGCGATTATTTTTACGCTACATTAATTGACACTTCTAATAACCTAGAGATTGTTAAGTGTACTGCGCGGTCTACAGATGCGTTAACCGTCGTTCGCGGCGCAGAGAGCACAACTGCGAGAGCTTATTCTGCTGGAGACCGTATCGAGCTACGGCTAACTGCAGCTGGTATAACTGAGGCAGACGGGTATGTTTTCACCGCTGATGAAAGCTCAGACACTAGTTGTTTCCCTTTGTTTGTCACTGCAGCTACAGGATCACAGCTACCCAAAACTGGCACTAACTTAACGTTTGATTCTGCTAACGGTAAGCTAACGTCTACTAATTACGACGGTATTATCGGAGCCAACACCGCTGCTGCTGGGTCGTTCACAACAGTCACAACAAGTGGTGTTGTATCTGTAGATGATACAACCGTTTCTTCTTCGGCAACCACTGGGTCTATCCATACAGATGGAGGCGTAGGAGTTGCTAAAGAGTTATTTGTTGGGGGCACATCTAAATTAGTAGGCGTAACTACTCACGGTGGAAATGTAGTATCTGATACAGATAGCACCGATGATCTAGGAACAACTAGCGTTAGATGGAAAAAACTTTGGGTTGATGCTATCCAAACTACCGATAACGTCGATGTCTCTGGAAATTTAGTTGTCACAGGAAACTTAACGATTAACGGCACGACAGTTACGAATGATGCCACAAATACAGAAATTAAAGACCCTCTTATAGAATTAAACTCAGGAGCAGGTTCTAATGCTAACGATCTTGGTTTGGTCATGGAGCGAGGCTCCACTGGAAACAATGCGTTTATGGGGTGGGACGAAAGCGCAGATAAGTTTGCGTTTGGCACGACTACGGCAACGGGTGCGTCAACTGGTAACATCACTTACGCAGACGCTCAAGTTCTAGCAGAGGGTGCAACATTCTCAGGTACGTCACCTGATCTTGGTACAGTCACTACAATAGACATTAACGGCGGTACAATTGACGCCACAAACATCGGTGCATCTACCGCTGGCACTGGGGCGTTCTCTACTATCACCGCTGCAACCTCTCTGGCCCTAGCCACAGGTTCTACGGTCACAGGTATCCTTGACGAGGATGCGATGGGGACTAACAGCGCAACTCAACTTGCAACTCAACAGTCCATCAAAGCATACGTGGATAGCAACCTTACGGCGGCTGGTATCCAGATGACATGGGAAACCGCAACTACTGATACGGACCAAGGTGTAGGAAAGGTCTTTGCTAATAACGCAACTCTTAGCTCTGCCACAGTTTTGTACTTTGATGATGTCGAAAGAAACGGCGTTAGTATAAATAGTTTTATTGATAGCCTTGATGATCCTACGGCAGCAAACTCTGCCACGATCTACATATCAGAGGGCGGCACAGGCGGGGCTGGCGTAGTCTTCCAAGTGTCTGGTGCAGTTACTAGTGCTTCGACTTATTCTAAAGTAGCCGTGACCCATGTAGCAACTTACGGCACACTTTCAGATGGCGATTTAATCGGAGTAGTCATTGCCTTATCAGGTAACAACGGGTCAATTCAAAACGTTGTCGAGGATACTACACCACAGTTGGGTGGAGATTTAGACGCGAATGGCCACCAAGTACAATGGTCTAAAGGTGCTGATGTAGCCTCTAATGGTGCGTTAGCTGTTTTAACTGACGGTAACTACTTTGACGTTACAGGAACAACAACTATTACTTCCATAAATACTACAGGGGGTACCGGTACTCTTATTAAGTTACACTTCGATGGAGTTGTTCAACTAACACATCACGCAAGTAATTTAATCCTAGCGGGTGCAGAGAACTTTACTACAGAAGCTGGAGATGAGCTTGAATTTGTAGAGTATGGTTCCGGTACTTACCGCATGACAGGGTGGTGCCTTGCAGGAACAGCTCCCGGTGGGGGAGGAGGAGGCGCTTTCTTAGGGGAGGGTGCTTCAGGTGCTTCTGTTGGTAGCAGTGGAGATATTATCAGAGTGAACGAACAAACTTTAAATACTAGTCAGACAATGGCAGCCGCTGACAACGGTTCAGCTACTGGCCCATTAACGATAGCCAGCGGGGTTACAGTCACGATCTCTTCTGGTGCAACATTCAAGGTGCTATAATGAGTGATTTAAAAGTAGATGGCATAACTGCTGCGACCGCTAATACGGCAGTTACGATCAAAGGATTAGGAACTGGGAAAGTAGTTCTGGGCGACGGTAACTTAGTCTTCCCAGACGCAGATGGTGCAGCGGGTACGTTCATTACTACAAATGGCAGTGCGGCTTTATCTTTTGCTGCGGCTGGTAAAGTTGTTCAAATAGTAACAACTCCGATAACAGCAGTGGTCACTGGTACTGGAACGATACCGCACGATGACACAATTCCTCAGAACTCTGAGGGTGCTGAGTTCTTTACTCTTGCTATTACGCCAACATCAGCATCGACTAGATTGCAGATAGATGTTGTTTACTCATGCTCATCGTCAATTGCCAACAGAATTACGGGTGCGTTATTTCAAGACAGTACTGCTAACGCCTTGTCGTGTGCCGCTGTTTACGAAGCTGCCGCAAGCGTATTCCATACGACATCATTCAGTCACAATATGGTATCTGGAACAACATCAGCTACTACATTTAAATTGAGAATAGGTCAAATATCTGCTGCGACAATCACACTAAATGGACGAGGTGGCGCTCGTCTATACGGTGGAACATTCGCAACAAGCATGACAATTACGGAGTACACACCATGACCAATATAGCAGAAGTAATAGGCTGGAAATTTAACCACCAAGCAGGGATGGTTACGGTTGATGGCGTGATCACAGAGTTCCCCGATGCTCCATTCCCAAGCGCAGAAGACCTAGCAACGTGGACAACTGAGTATGAAGCTCACTTAGCAGCCGTCGCTTATGTTGATGCAAGAGTATCGGCCTACCCAACTATTGGTGATCAGCTTGACGCTCTTTGGA